TACGGTAAATAAGAACATGGCTAATATTGCGATTTATGGTTCGCACAACGGTTCTATAGCATTAGAAGACAAAGGAAAATACTACGTTGTAGAATTTGAACGATTTTTTAATATAAAAAATATCGGTTTGGCACAATACAAACCACTAAGATATAGAGAAGAAGCCGTTTATGCGATACTACAATATTTTGAAAAAGAATTAGGGTATTCCGCCCCGTTCGATAATATGCTTCACATAAACACCGAGTGTGTACATAATGATATAACATACAGTTATAAAAACTTCATTCAAGCGAACAATGTTTTAGAAGGGTGGCACCACCACGCTCATGCAAGTGGGTCTTTTTACCAATCAAATTTTTCAAAAGCATTAATTTTTAGTTTTGATGGTGGTGGTAATGATGGTTTTTTTAATATTTTTACTGCTGATAGAGATACTGGTGTAACTTATTTAGATAAAACAAACCCGGCGGATCGTACAGATTATGATTATGATTTTGGATTCCCTTATATGTGTTTTGCACACTTTTGCCCTGATATTAGGCAAGAATGGATTTCAGATGGTAATTTGGTTTATAGTGGAAAAATTATGGCTCTTTGTAATTTCGGTAAATGTAGAGAAGAGTGGTTACCTTATTTTAAAGAATTTTATTATGCAAAACCTGATGGGGAAAATTATCTTACAAAATTAGAAACAATAATTGGTAAAAATTGTAACTTAGTTTTTGATGAAAATAACCAACTTGATAAAGAATTGAGTTGGGATGTAGCAGCAACTTCTCAACAAGCATTTGAAGAATGTTTTTTTGAGGTAGCAACCCCGTATTTAAAAAAATATAAAGATTTACCTATAATAATTACTGGTGGTTGTGGCTTAAACATATTACTATGCACCAAAATTAAACAAGATTTCCCCGAAAGAGAAAGTTTTGTTGCACCAAATACAAATGACTGTGGTATAGCTGTTGGTTTGCTAGCAGGGTTTAACAAACCAAAAACCCCAATAGATATTACATATGGTGGAATGGAACTATTAGATAAAAATACTTACCCTGCTTGGATTGAAAGTAATGTTGCTAAACCTATTAATTTGGATGCGATATGTAATGAATTAGCACAAGGTAAAATTTTTGGTGTGGCAAGAGGAAGGTGTGAACACGGGCCGAGAGCATTAGGAAACAGATCTATTATTTGTAATCCTGCATTCCCGGAAATGAAAGACATATTAAACCAAAAAGTAAAAAATAGAGAGTGGTATAGACCATTTGCTCCTGTGGTAAGGCTTGAAGATGTTTCCGAATATTTTGAATGGGAAGGTGAAAGTAAGCATATGCTATATTGCCCGGAAGTTAGAAAAAAATGGAGAAAAAAACTATCTTCTATTACTCATGTTGATGGTACTGCTAGAGTTCAAACAGTTACTAGAGAACAAAACGAATTTCTTTACGATTTACTTACCATGTTTAAAGAAAAAGCCGGTCACGGGGTGTTATTAAACACTTCGTTTAACATTGCCGGGAAACCTATTTTAAATACTATTGCCGATGCAGTAAAAGTATTGGAAAAAACCCAAATGGATTATCTCATAATTGAAGATTTTTGGTATGGTAAACATTGGTAATTAGTCTATTATAAATTATATGAATAAAGCAGTAATGATTTTTAGCGGTGGTATGGATAGTGCCGCCATGTTAAGAATGGCTCAGTTTAGCAGCGGTGAACTTCATTGTTTAACATTTCATTATGGTCAAAGACATAAACGTGAAATCGAATGTGCAAAAGTTCAAATAGAACACGCTCAATTAATAAGTTTCAGTCATAACTTTGAAGAAACTAAACTAGTACACAAAATAATTGACGTTACATTTTTAAAAGATCTTATAACTACAAGTTCTTTAACTAATGAAGAAATCGACAACCCAGATGTAAAAGATATGGTAGGTGAAGCACAACCTGTTAGTTATGTACCATTTAGAAATCAAGTGTTTTTGTCAATAGCTTGTGCATATGCAGAATCAATTGGAGCAAATGAAGTATATCACGGTGCTACACAAGTTGATAGTCTTGCAGGTTACTGGGATGGTAGTGAAGAATTTAGATCACAATTTCAAACTTTAATATCATTAAATAGAAAAACCACCATTGAATTAAAGTGCCCTTTGCTTTCATTAGATAAAAAAGCAATCGTAGAATTTGCATTGGGTAGTAAAATTGATTTAAAGTATACATATACTTGTTATAGTGGTGAAGAGGTTGCTGATGCAACCACACCTAGCAGTTCACTAAGAATTAAAGGGTTTGCAGATGCAGGGTATATTGACCCGCAACCTTATAAACAAGACTTAGATAAATATTGGAAAGAAAATAAGTGTGTACCTTTTCCTGAAGAACTCTTCACAGACATAAAAGGCACAAGAGGACCATAATGCATATATTTGATAAAAAATCGCTCGCTAAAACCGGTTACCCAGACAAAACTGCATTTAGCTCACATCGACCTTTTTTAAAATACGCGGTAGATTTTTTATATAAAAAGAACGGCGGTAAACAACTTAATATTTTAGAGTGTGGTACCGGGGACGGTAGTGGAGAATATTTTAGCGAAATTACTAAACAAGGAAAAGCAAAAGTTTGGGGTATTGAATACCATAATGTTCCGCCAGCATGCTGGTATGAACAAATGAAAGAAAAATATGAAAACGAAAATTACAAGATTACTTTAGAAGACCAAGGAATATTCGTCATGGGTTCCCCATATCATCCAAAACTAGATTCACATTACGATATAATTTTTGTTGATACTAGTGGTTATGAAAATAGAGCTAATTGGGTAAAATATGCTGCTAAAGGAAGATGTAAAATAGTTATATTGCATGATAGTGAACATATGCATAGATATAAACCGTGGTTTTTAAAATGGGTTACAAAAAACTTTAATCATGTTTACGATACGTGGCCTACAATAAACCCTTCTACAATGTTTGCTAGCGATATTGATTTAGATTGTAATTTTCAATTCGAAGGAAGACAAAACGACATGCCACAAATAAAAGTAACAGAAGAAATGGATCCGACTAAATTTGGCTACCCACCAAATGAACACGTTACTATATTATGACAAAAAAAGAAATTGATGAAGTCATAGAACAATTAAATATTGCTAAATTAGACCCCAATCATACGGGGATTAAGCAACTAATTCTTGATAAAAACGATATTATGTCCTTTAAGCCGGTCATGATATATAATCTAGGATATGGTAACCCGAAGGTAAATGGAGAAATTCTATTATATGAAGAAATAAAGTCTAAAATCAATACATTATTTGACGTGGGAGCTAGAGACGATGTTTATTATGTTACTGAACCTCATACACAATATCATTTATTTGAACCCGACCCACAAAATTTTGCTAAGCTAGAAAAAAAGATAAAAGCGCTTGTAGATGGTAATATTGATGTTACACCAAATCAATTTGGGTTAGGATCATTAAATGGAAAACTACCATTTTATGACAAAATTAATACGAACGGAAACGGAACATTCTTAAAAGGTGGGAACCAAAAACCGGATGAGGTTATTGAAGTTCGCCGGCTGGATACATATGCAAAAGAACATAATATTTCACATATAGATTTTCTTAAAATTGATGTAGAAGGTTTTGAAATGGAGGTAATCAAAGGGGCTGGAGAACTGCTTCACAATATAGACTACGTACAATTTGAATATGGTGGTGATTATAAAAAAGCTAACGTATCTATTAGAGACGTTTTACAACATCTAATAGATTACGGATTTATGAGTTTCTTTGTTTTAGCATCAAATGGTTTGGTTAATGTACAGCGTAATCTTAAAGATCATTATATGATGTGTAATTTTCTAGCAGCGAGAAAAACGAACGACATCCAGGATATTATCAATCACGCAACATTACATTCAACCTATGTATAAAAAACGGTGAAGCTAATAGCAATAGTAAAATAACTCTGTAATTCTGCATCAGCTAATAAGTTTGCAACCCCCATATCTTGATTAGGAAAAGGAAAATTTCCACTGCCTGATAATTTAGTAGAACTCGTACCGGTGAAGCGGGTATCTAAATATTGATAACCTAATTCTACTCCCATTTTAATAATCTTCTAATTCATCGTCGGCCTCAGGGCCAGAAGGATCATGAAATGCCTCTATTTCACCTAATTTATCAGGATCTACTTCAGGTTCAGGAGCTTCATCATCTTTAAACACTTCATCTAATAAACCCAGAAGGATCATATCTTTTAAAACTCGTTCTGCCTCTTTTTTGTCTTCTATTTTTGATGCAAAGTCTAATATTTCTTTAGCACTAGAAGTTCTAATTTCTACAAAACTAACAATATCTTTTTGTAACCCTTTTAGGGGTGTTTCATAAGCTTGATCAGCAACGTTAAATCTACGATTTTTTAAAGAAACTTTTGTATTTGATATTGGTTTTTTAAATCTAGTGGCCCTACTTCTTGCTCCGCCCCCACCGCGGGTACCCTTTACCCTCATCATCATTTCATAATATGACTCTTTTCTTTCTTCCCCAGTCTCTGGGTCGACCAATGTTTTCCTTACTCTATCTTCAAATTGTTTTTTTCTACCTTCTTCGAGTCTGTACTGTACATCAGACACCGTTTTTTGGTAAGATTCAAAAAGATAACTGCTATCTTTGTCTTTCATATTAAATATTTATTCAATACTATATAATATAAACATATGTGCGCAATTTACGGTACAGCATCACGAGAAGAGTTTATTAAATTATATGAACTCAATAAAGATCGAGGTGGGTTTGCTTTCAGTTTTTGTGGTATAAAAAATCATGAAATATTTATTTTTAAAAATAAATTCGCAGATTTAGACTTATTATATCAAGAAGACTGGGACTATTACCTTGCACATGATCAAGCTCCCACTGGTTCGGTTAGAAAATATAGTGAAAACACTTCACACCCATTTCATTATGGTAGGTGGTATGTAGCTCATAATGGTGTACTTACTAATCACAAAGAAGTATTAGAATCAACAGATACTAAAGAAATAGATAGTTCATATATAGCAGCATATATGCAAGAATTAGATTTATTACCAATACCACCTGAAGAAAATCATGAAATATTTTACGAAACATTTTCAGCATTTAAAGGGACTCATGCATGTTGGGTGTGGGATGAAGAAAATAGTAAGCTGTTTTTAACCAAAAACGGCAGTACATTATTTACAAAAGGAGATACATTTTCATCTGTACAATTTGAAGGTAGTAAACCGTTACTTGATGGGTGGGCATATCAAATGTTCTTTGAAAGATATGCTAATAAACATAATCCCGGATTTGGGGTTATTGAATTAATAAAATTTGAAGATAGTAACCCATTTGCAGTTTTTAGTTAAATGAAAAATTATAGAGAAACATTAGACATTAATAATAAAAAAGTATACGATCTTTTTAAAAAATATAAACCGGAAAGCAATACTTTTATAGAGACGGGGTGTCACCTAGGTGGTGGGATAACTAAAGCAATTAATGCAGGTTATAATAAAATATATTCATGTGATATTAACATGGATCGAGTAGATCATTGTATTAATCTAATTAGTGAAATGGCCTCAAGTGGTAAAATTGTTGAACCATGGATTTATAATTGCAGTTCTACACAATTCTTAATGGAATTATTACCTACAATCGAAACCGGTGCTACTTTTTGGCTTGATGCACATGATGAAGGTGGTGGTGTTCCTTTATTTGAAGAATTAGGTCTTATTAAAGGGCTTTTCAAAAACAATACTAGTACTATTATAATGGATGATATTTCGCTGTATATTAGCGACAAAGGCCTAAGTGAACTACGAACCATTATTAAAGAGATAAATCCAGATTATAATTTTGAACTTATTGACACAAGTAGACCCGATTCTGTTTTAGTAGCTTATATTGGTTGAAAATCTGTAATGAAGGAAATAATTATAACCGATAGTAATGATTTTTCGAAACACGTTCTTGGTAAGGTGTATACAAAATTATTTGGGTATAAAAGTAATGGATATTTTGTTGAAATAGGGGTAGGGAGATGCATGCCCCCCAACCATGGCAGTAATACAGCAAATTTAGCCGACCTAGGGTGGACAGGAGTGTATATAGAACCAAATCCAGATTACATAGAAGAAATTTCTGAAAGACATAAAGATAACAATGTTACCATTTTAAACTATGCGGCTGGATCACAAAATAGAACTACCAACATTAAAGGGGATACTATTGATAGTGATACATTTAATGCCTTTAAACATATATGTTGGTATAGTGAAGAAGAGCTCACGAGGGAGCCTGTAACAATAACCGAAAAAATAACAAATGAAATATTTGAAGAAGCAAATGTTCCTTCGAAATTTGAACTTTTAACTGTTGATGTTGAGGGGTGGGAGTATGAAGTTTTAAAAAGTTTAAATTTTAAAAGGTGGAGACCTGCAGTAGTTCTTTTAGAAGTTAGATATAATGACCCCGTGTTTATAAAAAACTTTCCAAATTTAGCTAGTAAGAGCCAGCAGGCAGTAGATATTCTCTTTAAAAACGGTTATAGACCCGTATACCAGCAAAAAGATAATTATAATGAGTTTTTTGTGTGTGACTTATTAGGTGGAGCAGTTCTAGAAGGAATCTAAGTTGATATCTAAATTTTAAGTAATATAATAGCTGTATGAAGACAGCTTTAGTATGTGGTGCAGGTGGGTTTATTGGTGACCATCTTGTAAGTAGGCTTAAAAAAGAAGGTTATTGGGTACGTGGTGTGGATCTTAAATACCCAGATTACGGAAAATCAGAAGCCGATGAATTTATAACAGGGGATTTAACAGAAAAAAATATAGTTGAAAGATGTATTAAAACGGGGAGCTATTATGGTACGGTACCAAAACAGTACCAAGGGCAATTTGATGAAATATATCAGTTGGCTGCAGATATGGGAGGAGCCGGTTATATTTTCACCGGTGCACACGATGCAAATGTTATGAGAAACTCAGCAACTATTAATTTACATATCCTGGATGCAATTAACCGACTTAACCAATTTGTTAAAACCCCCTGGTATAATGATTCTCGGGTTATGCCATATGACCCGGTTACAACTAAGATTTTTTATAGTAGTTCTGCATGCATGTATCCAGAACACAATCAATTAGATCCTAACAACCCTAATTGTGAAGAGAGTTCAGCATATCCTGCTGCACCTGACAGTGAATACGGTTGGGAAAAGTTATTTTCCGAAAGGCTCTATCTAGCATATGAACGAAATTACAATATACCTGTTCGTATTGCTAGATTTCATAACATTTATGGTCCTAAAGGTACATGGATCGGTGGTAGAGAAAAAGCTCCAGCTGCTATTTGCAGAAAAGTGGTGTTAGCCAAAAAAGGCGAAAATATCGAAATATGGGGTGACGGTACACAAACACGTTCTTTTCTATATATAGATGAATGTATTAATGGTATAAGAAAATTGATGGAGTCAGACTGGTCAGGTCCAGTAAATCTAGGATCAGACGAAATGGTAACTATTAACGCATTAGTAAAAACAGTGGAAACCATCTCCGGGAAAAAATTGGGTAGAAAATATATTAAAGGGCCACAAGGAGTAAGAGGCAGAAATAGTGACAACAAACTTATTCAAGAAAAACTCGGTTGGTCTCCAAAGTACCCCCTTATTAAAGGTATACAACAGACGTACGATTGGATTTTGGATCAAATTAACATTGAAAATTTGAGGCAAACCGGTTAACCGTTCTTGAATTAACTAGTAGTTAACATATACTTGATTTATATGTCCGAAAAGTCTTTAGATTTAGACTACTACGAAAATGTAGTATTGTATAAAAGTTTTACTGATCCGAGATACTTAGGTTCAATTATTGATTATATTCAACCTAGATATTTTGACAATAAAAATTTTAAAACCATTATTGCATTAATAAAAGCTTTCTTTATAAAAAGACAATCAATTCCTACTGCTACTGAAATAGCTTCATACTGCACTACTCCTGAATTAAAATCAAATTTAAAAGAAACCCTTTTAAAAATTGATCAATTAGACAAAACTTTTAATAATGATGAGTTGTATAGTAACACAGAACGGTTTTTAAGAGAAAAATCTGTGTATCACACAATGTTGGAAGTTGCAGATAACTGCAGTAAGGGTAAAGTAGACCCGGCTTTTATATTTGATAAGTTCGAAAAATGTTGTGGTATAAATTTATCGGTAGATTTAGGTTTGGATCTAATTTTAGACCACGAAAAATTAATTGATAACCTTCAAATAGAAGAACCTACCATATCTTCCGGGTGGACGTGGGTTGATGACAAGTTAGATGGGGGATTTTTAGAAAACGGTAGATCAATTTACGTGTTCGCCGGTGAGACCAATGTTGGAAAGTCGGTTTTTTTGGGTAACGTTGCTGTAAACATGGCGAAACAAGGAAAAACGGTGTTGGTGGTATCATTAGAAATGAGTGAATTCATGTATGCTAGACGTTTAGCAGGAAATTTAACAGGGATTGAAATAAACAGCCTAAGACTTGAAATTCCAGAACTTAGAAGCAAGTTAAAAGATGAAATTGTAAAAAACCCTAAAGGTAAAATACTTATAAAAGAGTTTCCCCCGAGTACCATAACATCATCACAATTAGGTGCCTATATGAAAAAGGTAGAACAGAAAGGAATAAAGATTGACGCACTAGTTCTTGACTATATTAACCTAATGCACTCACCAATTGGTAATAATAGTTATGAAAGAGTAAAATACGCGACTGAACAAGTAAGAGCATTGTCATACACATTTAACTGCCCTATTATTACCGCTACTCAACTTAATAGATCAGGATATGACACACAAGATCCTGGGTTAGACACTATTGGTGAAAGTATGGGGTTGGCTATGACAGCAGATGCTATATTTTCTATATTTCAAAATGAAGATGATAGGGGATTAGATCAAATAAGGTTAGGGGTGATGAAAAACCGGTTTGGAGCTAATTTCGGATCTACTGAAATGAGTATTCATTACCCCACACTTACAATTACTGACGGTGGTGGTAATAATATTGAAGACACTACAGCAAATGTAATGAATTCTATAGAAGCGCTTGCAAATGGTTGAGAACTATGTTAATTAAACTAATTATCTTTAATGGGCGGTAAAAAATACATATTTACTGATTCGGATTTAGATGGAGTTGGGAGTTTTTTAGTATTAAAGTGGTTAATAGGTGACATACCTTACAAAACCACTACTCATAAGAACTTTAGACAAGATTTTGTTAATTTTCTTACCAACAATAAAATTTCCGACTACGATACAATTTATATCTGTGATTTAAACGTTAGTAATCATTCTGATTTACTTAATTACAAAAATATTGTTGTTATCGACCATCATAATGGTAAAGACAATTACGAAGACTTTACAAAAACTAGCTTAATATTAGATAGTAAGTATCCTTCAACTACTAAGCTTGTATTAAAGTATCTTCTTGATACTTTTCCTAATAAACAGTTACATAATAACCTGACAAAAGCAAAAGTAAAACTTATCAAGTTAATTAACGACTATGATAGTTATAAATTACAGTATAAAGAAAGTATTGGGGTAAATTACGTGCTATGGAGCTATACAGGTAATAGAATAGAAAAATTTATTGATGAGTTCCAAAACGGCTTTACTGAATTTACTCTATTCCAGAAAAACATGATTACTTTAGCTAATAAAAAGATAAGATCACAACTTGAAATGGGTGAATGCTTTTTTTATGAGACGAAAATAAACAACAAACCAAAAAAGCTAATTTCTTCAGTATGTTCACACAATATTAACGAAGTTGCAACAGGGTTACTAAAAATACATAAAGCAGACATTGTTTTTATTGTTAACCCAAAATCTAAAAGTGTGAGTGTTAGAAAAAGGAAGGGAGATGAAGTAGATTTAAATAAACTCGCCGGCAAATTATTGAACGGTGGTGGTCATATTGACTCCGCTGGTGGAAAAATTGGTGAAACGTTTCTTAAATTTACTAAATTGTTTAAACTTGTTGTATGAAAAATGAAAATGATAACCCTGTACAGCAGACACATAGTAAAGAAACAGCACATGCATTTATGGGGTTTTGTTCTTTTATTTCAATTATAAACAACAAAAAAGTTAACCTACCCAATATTTTTATATTACTTCTTAAGGATAGTAAGTTAAGAACCCTTTTTAAAGAAATAATCGACATTGATACCGACTTTGAAATGGTAAAATTGTTTTTATTCTATGACCCTTCACTTCATAAAAGCAAATACATAATGAAATATATTAATAGCTGCAAAACTAATTTGATAAAATAAGATTTATACGTATAATATTAGTGTGACCGACTTTGAAAAGCTAATTTATAACACTCACCTTAAGGTAAGCAGGGTTACAAAAAACAAACCATACAAAAACAGAATTAATTTTGATTCTATAGACGAAGACAAAAAATTTCTATGTAAAAAGTTAGCTCACTTTTTTACTAAACATAAAAACGTAAACATTAACAAGTTTTTCTATGCTCCATACAAAATATATCAAGATAACCCGGTGTTGGACTTAAAATTTTATACTTCTTTAAAGGCTTGTAAGCTTTATTTTGACTATATTAACAAATTAAACAGAAATGAGATCAGTTCACAAGAAAATAAAGAATTTTTTATGAATTCTGCTTTGTTTATAACAAAATACTGCCACAAACATGGTATCTCCTGGGATTCCTACATTAATCACAAGGAAACCGAACAAGATACTTTAAATTCCTTTTTTACCCATTTAAAATCTGGGGAAGTGTCGGTTTATATGCTATTCACCTTTCATTCTTTTGATGTACAGTACAGAAAAGCAGATAAAGAAATAATTAACATGATGTTAAAGGATGTGGTGGGGAGTATTGACAACTTTAGAGTAAAATTTTATAACTGCAACGAAAAAACAAAAGAATTTTTCCAAAAAACAATTTTTCACTGTAAAAATAAAGTTGATTCAATGATTGGATGATATATAATAATAAGAGTTATGGTAACGGTGTTACCAATACGCGATAATAACAAAAATAAAAAATAAAAATTAAAAATGACAGATATTAAATCATTATTTGAAAGCATTAAGACTGAAATGACTAAAGACTCCGGTCAAACAAATCGTTCTCAGTTTCTTAGAACAGAAGTTGGTAATACTTACACAGTGCGTCTATTACCTAATGTGAAAGATCCTAGCAAGACCTTTTTTCATTACTATACGCACGGTTGGACATCATTTGCAACTGGTCAATACATTAATCAGATCAGCCCTCAAACATGGGGTGAGCGAGATCCTATTGGTGAAGCACGTTACCGTATCACTAAAACAGGTACTGCAGAAGAAAAAGAGAAAGGTAAAGCTATCCTACGTCGTGAAAATTGGATGGTAAACGTTTATATTGTAAACGATCCAGTAAATCCAGATAATAACGGTACTACAAAGCTGTTACGATTTGGACGGCAGTTACATAAGGTAATTATGGAAGCTATGCAAGGTGATGAAGCAGACGAATTAGGTCCGCGCATTTTTGATTTAGGTAAAAATGGATGCGATTTTCGTATTAAAGTTGAAAAGCAAGGCGACTTTCCAACATATGTATCATCCAAGTTTGGTATGCCAAAAGCAATCGAAGGAATGGATGACGGTAAGGCTAAAGAGACATATGAGAACATTACCGACCTTGAAAATGTATTTACAGTAAAAAGTTTCGACGAATTAAAGGAACTGTTGAATGAACATTTTTATTGTATAAATACCGATGATGCTGCTAGCTCTACTACAACAACAATTGTGGAAAATAAAGCTCCTGAGCCAGCTGCACCGGAGAAGGAAACAGTCACCACCGACGCAACAGATGATGACGATGACGATATTGCTAATCTGCTTAATAGTTTAGATGATATCAAATAATAATGGAAGGACCAAACCAGACTACTAAAAAAGATCCAAGAGATCTAAGAGATCATGCAGGCCAAGCGCATGGTCAAGAGGACGGCAGGGGGCCAGCAACACAGGTTAACTATAGCGCTGGTTTGGATCCTGATTATAACCCGGGGAGCGAAAGCTCCCCGGGTAATCCTATGGATGATGCGATGGCCATTAGGGGTATGTTCGGTGCAATGCATAATGAACTTAATGATGTAAACTCAAATATTGTTGAACAATCTTCCGGGTTAAAAGCAAGAAGTATAAACAAAGCGGTCATGGATAGAGATATTCTAAACTTGGTTGGCCGCCCCGGTCAAACAAATATGGGTCAAGGAGGGGTAAATATTGGAGCTGTTCAAAATACACCATATGTAATGACCTCTCCCGGGATAGGAAACGCGCAAGTTGTTCCTCCCGATCCAAATCAAATAGAATTTAATTTTGATAATTCAGCAACCGCTCAGGACATCTTGAATAAACTAAATGATGTAGAGAAAAAAATTGTAAGATTTTCTAAAGACTTACAACACATAACTGAATTGTTGGAGAAAAAAAAGTAACTTGTTCTTCAAAGATTAAAGACTATAATAAGTTATGGTCATTAATATCAAAGACAAGAACCAATTCATAGCAAGTTATTTACGTCCAATTAGTGCGTTGACAGACGCTGTTATCATTAAAAGTAAAAATAATAAATTGGAATGTATTACTAATAATGAACAAGGGTTAATACTTTATGCGGCCTATAATTTAGAAATTCAAAACGATTTACTACTGAATATTCCTAATGTTAAAAAATTAGAAAAAATATTATCATTTATTGAATCTGAAGAATTAAATTTAGATTATAAAGAAAACTCTTTGTCATATAAAGACAAAAAAATGAGATTTAAATATCACTTTTTAGATGATAATATAATTCAAGCTCCTAAACTAAGCGTTGATAAAATTTTAAATTTACCTTATGATATAGAATTCAATATGGATTCATCAAAAATAACCGAATTGGCAAAAGGGGCCGCGTTTGTAGCAGAATCAGAAAAATTATATTTTAATATCTCTGACGGAGAAATATTTGCAGAAATTACAGATAGATCAAACTCATCTGTAGATAGTTATTCAATTTTAATTGGTAATAATGTAGACGTTAAAGACGTTAGTTTTCCAATGCACTTTGATATAGTAAGACTATTGGGGGCCACAAATCAAATTCGAATTAAAGTAAAGATTAATACAGAACAGGGATTAAGTACTTTTGAACTAAAAACCGAAACATCAATTCTAAAATATATTGTCCCCGGTTTACAAGTATGAGTAATAAAATTAGTACGTGTGGCTATTTTAAGAAACGTCTTAAAGATAGCGGATTTATTGTCCTTGATGTGTTTAAAAACTTCAACGCGAATGATAAAAGAAAATGGTGTCTTTTAATTAATCCAGGATCGGAATCAATTTTTTGTACTTGCTATGATAATTATGATAACGACTTTGATGTAGTTTATGAATTTAACGACGGTGGTAGAAAAATTGCTAAAAATTATTTGATGACTACTCCATCAATGGAGTCAATAATTGAACAATTAATTGTTACGTGGGGTGTAAATAATAATAATAAAACGTCTTCTTATTATAAGAAACATGAAAAAGAATAATAAAACCAACAAGCCAACACCCACACCATTACCCGATAACGATGAACATTTTCTGAATTTATCAGAACAGGAAATAAAACAAGCATTTGAATCGTTACTAAAGCAAAAATATTCTAACAAAGAACCAAAACGTGTAGATAGTTTTAAAGAGCTAGATAGAATAATAAAAGAGTATATGGAATGTTGTATTATTATGGGTTATGACGTGAACGGTAATGGTGTTGTAAGAATCCTTCAACAAAATAACTTACAACAGGATGCATTACACAACCTTCTTCATAAAGTTGTGGTTAGTCAACTTGGTAATGGATTTAATGGTGGATCTCACATGGATTGACTATAAAATATTTTAATGACCGTAAGTAAAGTTCTGATTGTAGGTAAAGGCTTCATAGGCCAACATTTAGCAAATTTTTTAGCAGGAGACACCAACTTCGAAGTACATGCTATTTCATATGAACAAATAAACTACAGAGATAACAATATCTTAACAGAATTTATTGAAGAGTATCGCAGTAATGGTGTAGAATTTGATGCATTAATAAATTGTGCAGGTTTCACCGGGGAAAAAAACGTAGATGACGCAGAAAAAGAAAAAGAACTAGTTTGGCTACTAAATGCAGTGTTACCTGTAACGTTAGCATCTGTTGCACAGGCTTGTAATATACCTTCCTTTATTAATATATCATCTGGGTGTATATTTACTGGGTATGATGACGATAAAGGCTATACTGAAGATAAAATACCCAATTTTGGATTATTTGATGAAGATTCTTCATTTTATAGTAAAACAAAACACGCCGGAGAATTATCTTTAACAAGTTCTTTTAATTGTTATAATATTCGTATAAGAATGCCTATTGGGGAAATGTATCACCCTAGGAATATTATTTCGAAAATGTTAACCTACAAAAAAATCTTGTTGGCAAAAAATAGCGCTACTTATTTGTTTGATTTATTTAACTTTGTATACAATATGATACTATCACCACCACCTTTTGGTATATATAACGTGGTAAGTTCAGGTATTTTTTCAGCAGATAAATTATTTGAAGCATTTGACAACAACAAAGAAGAGTTAATCAAAGAAGAACTATTACCAAAAAATTGGGATCTTAAAAATATAGAATTTTTGGGTGAAAAAGAATTTTACAGTAACAAAATTACAGTAGTAAAAAGAAGCAACTGCTTAATGAGCAACGAAACTGCTGAAGGATTAAAATTACATACATTTACCACTATAAATGACGAATTTTTAGATAAAATGATTAAGGCTTATATAGAAGACAAACAAGCCAAACAAGCAGAACCGGATAACGTAATTGATATACCTTCGGAAGAAAATACATGAATGTTTTAGTTACTGGAGGCTACGGGTTTATAGGAAGCCATTTAATAAGAAGCCTCAAAAAAAGGGGATATAATTCAATTGTCTATGACAAACAAACATACGCGTGTGATTATGTAGATAAAAAGTCGGTCCCGAACACCTGGAACATACAAGGTGATATATTAGATGTTAAAACATTAGAAAGTGTTTTCAGAATTCATAAATTTGATAAAATATTACACTTAGCAGCTGAATCTCACGTAGATAATAGCATTTCAGACCCTAATATATTTGCCCATACCAATATAATAGGCACAATGAACGTATTAAACTTAGCAAAACAATATAACAAGCCAGTAGTTCATGTGTCCACCGATGAGGTATATGGTGCATTAACGGGTAATCTTGAAAGTTGGGACGAAAATGAACCTTTAAAACCAAATTCACCCTATTCAGCTTCAAAAGCAAGCTCAGATTTGATTGCATTGTCATTTTATAAGACATATGGAATGGATATTCGAGTTACCCGTTGTTGTAATAATTTTGGAATAGGTCAACATGCAGAGAAGTTACTACCAAAATCTATTCTTTCAGCAATAAACGATAAAGAAATTTCAATTTATGGTGACGGTAAAAATGTACGTGAATGGATACATGCAGAAGACCATGCTGAAGGAATTATATTGGTTTCTGAGAAGGGAAAGTCAGGAGAAGTTTACAATATTGGGTCAGGAGAAGAAATATCAAACAACGAAATAGCAAAAATGATTGCTAGATATACGGGTACTTCTGCTGAAATAAAATACATTACTGATAGACCTGGTCATGATTATAGATATGCATTAAATTTTAATAAAATAAAGCAGTTAGGTTTTTGTGCCAAGAGAAGCATTAATGACCAGAAAGAATGGAATGAAATTATTGAATTTTATAAGAAACACCGGAAAACCCAAACCTAGGTATCTATACGCAATAAAAAACGGTGACTATGCAGGTCATTTTTGTGCTTTTATTTCCTCTACTATGGAAAAACATATCTTTCTCACAGTACCCAACAATCAAAAAATAGAAGTACCTATAAAAGACTTTAAAGATGGTATGAAATCGGGACTAGTAGACTTTGTAGAGGTTCTACCAAGAAATGTGTATAAAGTTATTAAAGCACAATACGATGCAACCAATTGATTATATCTCAGTTGATTTTTTTAAGGAATCATTTAAAATGTTAATATGACATCGTTACGAGATCGAATACTCAAAGCAAAAAACGAAAAAGAAATTGATAGATTAGTAGAAGAATCAGAAACATACGTG